ACCCACAGGATTTAATATCATTTGCTTTAATGGTTCACATTGATCAAGATCACCCACAGATCCTGCAGCAATAAACATCCCAGTAGTCATCATACCTGATGTCATTGCAGGTCTAATATACTCAAAAGTTTGATCCATCTTTGGTGCAATACCAGCCTCTTCATGGAAGAAATAAGTACATGGTCCACCAACACCAGTAGTAGCATTTTTCTCAAATGAAGCACCTTGTATTTTAGACATAAGTCCTTTATTAGTTCTTCTATTAGCTATCTTAACTTCTATTTTTTGTTCCCATAAAAGAATCTTAGATGGATTAGTAGGTCTATACCAAGCAGTGTGTTCATTTAAAAATGTTTTATATTCATCTAAAAACTTCCATGATCCTTTGTCATTAATATAATCTTTTAGTGATGCACCTACTTTACATATAGATCCTTCTTCAAACCAAAACTGATTTATTAGTTTTGCCATATGAAAATATGATGATGCTATCTGACGTTTTTTAAGTATTGCTACATGTCTATAATGTAATTCTGCTAATAATTCATATAATGCCATATGATACTGAGCATCTCTTACTTTAGCAAAACCATATTTCTTTTCTTCTTTATCAAAGATTGGTAAGAAATTTAACCACATATAATAATCCCTAGTAAGATACCACGTTTTATTTTCACTATGATATATTACACCCTCTCTACATTTTTCTTTTTGACCATTCCAATAAGTTATATAATCTTTTGATCTAAAAGGTTTATCACAATAAAAACCATATTTGTTAAAGTTTCTAGCCTGATCATTAAATAAAAAGGCAGTATCATCAAAACCATACTGCCCAGGTTCTAAATAAAGATCTAAAATAAAAAAAGTAAAATCTTCTCTTGTTTTAAATTCTTTATATCCCCATTTTTTATTTTTATATTCAGGAATCTTTTTATACATCTTTAAGTATACACTTAATACCTTGAGAGTTCATTAATAAATGTCTTTCACCTAAGTGTTCAAATTCTTGTGATACTGTATTTTCTATTGACCACTGTATTTGATCACCTACTTTAATTTCATCAGTAACAGCTTTACCTTTAGCAACTATTTGTCCTTTAGGTATCTGTTGTACTTGTGATTCTGGAAGTATAATTCCTGAATCCGTTTTTTCTTTTAATGCTACTGGTTTCACTAATACATAAAACCCAATTGGTTTAATTTCTAACATAGTTTTTAAATTTAAATTTATAATTGATCATAAGCTAATCCCTGTCCACCACGAACAGAGCTTTGTTGTTCATCTTTCATATCACTATATGCTCCTTTAAATGACTGTCTTATTTGGTCAAATTTAGCAGCAGTATTTACTAAAGATGTTAAATTACCGTCTCTACCATGCTCAATAGATGTAGTTTCCATATATCTAGCTAATCTATCTAACATAGTTTTTATACCCTTATATGCTCTATATGTAGGTGTTTGATACATTTCCTTACACATATCTAATGCTTGTCTTATAGCACCATCTTCTGGAGATTCCTCTAAACTAACTTCTTCTATAATCATATCTTCTTTTTCATGCTCAGGAAGATTAAAAAAAGGATTCATATCAGGATCAGGACAAGTCATATAAAATACATACTGAAATACAGATAAATAACTATCTGGATATTTTTCAATAATAGCTTTTAAAGACTTTAGTGTATAACAGTGTTCTGTAGGAACTACTTTACCATTTTGTATATCAAATAATTTTATTAACATAAAGGATTATCTTTTAACCACATTATCAAACTTTGTACTTCTTGTTTTAAATATGGTAATTCATAAATTTTTATTTCTTTTATTATTGGTTCATCCTGATCATTATATTTAGTTATAGGATATCCAAACTTATCATCTCCTTCTTTTTCAAATATAACATGTTGTATTGTTAAATCACCAACTTTAAGTTTAGGATTATGTTTTTTAATTATATAAGCATATAAACTTAATTGTAGATTGTAATGTTTTAAATTACAATCATCTAAATTATTAACAGGCTTATACATTTTTGATGTTATACCTTCCCAATTAGTAAAACCTTTTTCTTTTATTTCTTTATTAGTTTTATAATCAAGAATGTTTATTTTATTATTTACAATAGTAACAAGATCTGCTTGCCCACATAATCCGGCTGATTTTAAATAAACAAAATGTTCTGGATAAACACCCTCACTAAGCTTTTGTTCAGGTGCAATTTTTGTACCATTATGATCTATTATTGGTTTTATTATTGGAACTTCTACACCATCTCTCTCTATTGTCTTAAATTCTAACAATCTGTTTTCCCTTTCATCATGATACCAATTACCTAAAGTTATAGCTCTTTCAGATTCTTTATTCCAAGTATCTAAAATTTCTTTTGGCTTCATACCATACCATTTAGATCTTTTATTTTTTGAAGACTTTTTAGCTTGCGCATCTGCATCAAATTTAGGTTTAAACATACCTACAAATGATGTAACACTTGTCCACTTAATTTGATCTTTTTCAAGATCTTCATTTAGTGTTTCATAAACATGACCATCTGATTTAAATATTACTGGCATTAGTCTTCTCTTTTTAAATTTTCTTCTTGCTCTTTAGTTACTACAGCTTTCCACTTTCCTATTGGACAACTTGATGATAAAGCACGTATTTTTAATCCCATACTACAACCGCATTTAGCACAACAAGGTTGTGTACCATTTACAGCACAATCTTTACCATCTGTATCAAGATGTTCACATACAGAACAATCTGCCCATCTAATATCAGCAATTTGTTCTACATGTTCTTTTTTAATAACATTGTTTTTTATTCCTTCAAAAATTTGATCTAAATTATTGAAAGCCCCTAATAATTTATTCCATTTCATTTCTAAATTCTTTTTTATTTATTATAGATTTATTAACCATATCTAAACCTCTTTCCATATCTTTTATTTTTTCTTTTATTGGTACTGATTTATCATATCCATCAAATGTCATCTTCTCTAAGTTACCTAATATATCTTTTTGTCTTTTAATAGCTTTTATAAGTTTATTCTTTCTAAGTGAAAAAGTACCTAAATTAGATACAGTAATTTTATTATGACTTATATTAGATAAGCTTTTTCTTACTTCAGTATAGTAGAAAGTAACTAAATCATCTACTACATCTTTATGTACTCCTATTTCTTTAGAAACTTCTTCAAAAAAACTTTTATGACTCTTTGGTTTCAACTCCTAAAATTTTTGAATCCAACAATATTGTACCTTCAGTTTGTATATTCATATCAGGATTAATAACTATAGTCTTTTTATTAGATCCTTTTTTAATAATTAAATTTTTCTTTTCAGCTTTAGCTAAAGCATTTCTACAAGATTGTGAGCTCTTAAAGATTTTTTTATCAGATATCAAAGAACAAAATGATGTTAATTCTACTTCTCCTTCTTTTGCTAATTCGCATAAACAATTTAAATCAGAATTACTTATTAATAAATTATTTAAAAAGCAATAAGTAAGGATTTGATATTTAACAACCTCATCCTTACTCATTTTAACTTTTATGTCTACTTTATTAACTATAGCCATGAGTGCATTATATCTTTACTTTCAAGCAATGTGTAGGTAAATCTATTTCCCCATGTATCTCTTGCTTTTCTACATATTTTCATAAATAGTTTCCAATCATCATTTGCAGCAATTACTTGACACCCTGCAGACCACTTATCTACTTGACTAGATTTTTTACCTGCATATTTAGTAGCTCTATGTATATTAATTCCAAATAAACCTGTTTGTACAGACTCTTCATGAAGATTATACATATGATCCCTATTATCATCTCTATATACTGAAACAGGTCTATCTTGACCTAATGCTTCATATCTACCTTGATGTTTTCTAATAATATGACTTCCTCTATATTGCCCTGGTTTAAGTATAGCAACACCCTCCTTTCTCATAATATTTTCTACCCAATGAGTTCCAGGATCTGTTGTGCAATCAAAACAATGAAATTGCCATTCACCATTAACTTTATAAGACAAAGTTATTTTATCATCAAAACGGTTTGTAACTTTATCTTTAGTATCTGAGTTTCTTATACCCACAATATTTAAATTATAGTCACCTTTTTCAAACCACAGAAAATCTGTTTTACGCTTGATGGTCTCTTGAATCTTTTCTCTACTTAACTGCATCTTCTGTACGTTTTAAAGTTTTAACAGCCTTTCTCTTTGCAGCTTCAAATTCTTTTGCAGCTTCAACGGTTCCAGTATTTTTTGATGGAGCTTTTGCAACTTCAGGAATTTCTGGTGTTGGAGCCATAGATTGTGCAATAAATTTCTGAGCTTGTAATCTTTCAGCACGCATTTTTTCTATATCTCTTAATATAGTTTCATATTCTAATTGAATTTTTAATGAAGGAATATTTTCTTCATAGTAAGCTGTAATTTCAGCTCTTCTTTTTGCCATTTCTTCTGGACTTAAGTCCGTAGGCAGATCATTTTTTGCCATGATTTTAAAATTTTAAATTAATAATAGGCAAATATATATAAAAAGTTTAAATAAAAAAAGTTTAAATAAAATTTTATATTTTTTCTATTGATGTATGATTACATATTGCATCTGCAGTATTAGCTCCTAAACTAACCCATACTGCTGTACTTGATGGAATTTCAAAAGGTGTATCTTCAAATACATCAATAGTATAACCTACAGCAATTTTTAAAGATCTAATGATATAATAATCAGGATTAGCTCCTGCACCATCAGTATCTAAAAAAACATTAACAGCTATAGATCCAGCATGAGTATTAGCTATTATTAAAGAATCTATTCTTGTTTGATTACCTAAAGCATCTAATGCTGGTGTAACACGTTGTGGTGTTGTTCCTGATAAATTTACTGTTGTTGTTGCCATATTATGTTAATGTTAGTGTTATTGATTTAGTTACTGATCCAGTTTTACCTCCAAAGTCTGTAGTTACAGATAATGCTATAGTATAAGTTGTTTTACCTTTTACTGTTGTAGCAACCATATCTCCAAATGATAATGTTGTTTTATTACCTATACCCACTAGTTTAGTATCTCCGGCTAGTGCTGTAGTGCTACTAGTGCCTAAACCTGGAAAAGTAGTCTTCGCAGTATTAGCTGTTATAGCATTTGCTTGAGCTGTTGTTATACCAGTTTTAGCTGTATTAAGTGCAATTGCTCTTTGCTCTGATATAGATATAGTTGTTGTATCACCTGCTAATGCCGTATTGCTGCTTGTACCAAACCCAGGAAATGTAGATTTACTTTTATTAGAAGATATTTCTGTTCTAAGATAATCTAACTCTTCTTGCATTTTTTGTATTTGATATAACAATGCTGCTTCTGGTTCAAATTGAAATAAATCTTCATGGTGATCATTATCAAAGTTTGCTTTAATTTTTGTTAAGTCAGTCCCAGTTTTACTATGGATTGATTCATATTTTTTACTTGTTAATGCCATAATCTATATTTTTTAAATTAATGCTAATGTTAATGTTGCTCCAAATAATTTATCTGATGTATTTCCTGGAAACCATGAAACCATTATACATTTATCAACAGCGTATGGTATTGGATTAGTTAATGCTATAGGTGTATTAGATAAACCAGTACTTGTTCCAGCAGGTGCTATATAAGCTCCTGTTTGTATGCTGTATATATACACGTCTACAGCTTTATTTGAGCTTGCATGCACATTCACATGTGTCACTTTATGCCCAAATGGTATGTCTTTAAATCCCCACATCTTTGATGTATTTCTTGCAACTATTAAACCAGCAGGGCTTACTATAGTAAACATATTAGGTCTTCCTGAAGCTACATCAGGTACAAAGTCTGATAAAAGCATTTTTAATGTAAGGTTAACATGCTGCAAAGTTCCATCTGTATCAGGTAATGATAAAGTTCTATCTGCTGTAGGTTCACCACCTTTTAAGGTTGTTTCATGAGCATCAGCTGTTGTTCCTTCAAATATAATACCTTTATCAGCACCAGTTAATGTAATATCTCCAGATGTTGATATAGAAGCTGCATCTACATTTCCACTAAATTCAGCTTCTTTTGTGCTACCATCCATATGAAATATTTGCTGATGAGATTGTAGTGAAGTACCACTACTACCTGCAGCTGATCCATAAAAATAATATTCATTATTACCAAACCCTGTTGTAGCATTACCAGTACCTTTACCTGTATAAAACCTCATACCACCTCCTGTTTTATTACTACCAGCAGCATCACCCGCTTGTATAATTAAAGGACTTCCTGTACTATTAGAAGGTTGATCACCTACACCTATATTTGCAGGAAAACCTGCACCAAAAGCTGTACCAGATTTTATCTCTATTGTATCACCAAAACTTTCAACCATCCATGCTGGAGGATTTACAGTAAAATCAAAATTATTTGTACCTATAGTAAAATTGTTTCCATCTAAATGTAAGTCACCATCTACATTAATATCAAGGTCAGCAGCTGAGCCACCTGAATCAATTGTTCTTAAATAAGTTCTTCCAGATGCAGCTACTTCTATTCCAAAATAATCTAATGAAGGTGATCCAACAAGACTTGTTACACCTGGTTCATAAAAATGAGTGTAATTAGTTGTACCACTTGCATAAAGGTGACTGTGATATGTGCTATCTTGTGTTGTTGTACCACTTGCTGCTTGTTTAGAAACTTTATGTATTATACTTCCCCAAGCATCTTTAAAAGAACTTTGACTTGCATACCCACCTGTTCCTGTCCCTATACCACCTATTATTTCTACTGAACCACCACCCATATTAGTTGCACCACTTGTTCCATCTCCTCCTTTTATACTTACAGCTCCACCCCAATCAATAGCACCAGTTCCATCATTTGTAAATCTTGTTACCCTAGCAGCACTACTTTGCCAAGTAGCTTGAGTAGTAGCATTTCCAAAAGTTAAAGTAGAAGAGCCAGGAACAGAAGTATAAGCTAATGTAGATTCAATATCAAGAGTATCAGCACTTGCATATGTAGCTATACCGTTAACTGTTGTACCAGTTAATGTTACCTTTGTATCCACTGGTGCTTGAAATGTAGCATTACCACTACCATCCTTAGTTAACACATGACCTGCTGTTGCACCACTTACTTGTGACAAAGCATCTATTGCTGCTTGTGCTGTACTTGATCCTGTTCCACCATTAGCAATAGCTAGATCAGTTCCTGACCAATCATCATTACTAATTGCAAGAGTTCCACCAAGAGTTAAATTACCTGATGAAGTTACAGTACCTGTTAATGTTAATCCATTTTCTGTTCCTGTACCACCAACAGAAGTTACAGTACCTGCATATTGATCTGTTGAATTAACAGTTATTGTAGTACCTGAAACTGCTGTTGTTACATTTGTTCCACCTGCAACTGTAAGAGTACCTGTAGTTGTAATTGCTGTACCTGTACCAGAATCTGCAGCTGGAGTAATACGTGTAACAGTACCAGTGCCTGGAGTAATAGTAGTCCAAGTAAGTAAACCATTCCCATCCGTAGTTAATGCTTGTCCAGCAGTACCATCATCATTAGGAAGAGTAAGTTCATAAGCGTATGTAGCAGGATCTGGTGGAGTAAGAAGAACACCACCAATCATTAGATCATCAAATATGTTGTGTTTTCCTAAGTATTTCATTTTTTGGCAAATTTCTCAACGCCGCTAATACCAAAGCAGCCGAGAACAACCCAAACAAATGAATCATATACAAATTCATTAATTACAAGATCATAACCGTACCAACCAGTAGCAAGATCAGCAATCATTATTATACACATGATTATAAAAGCTACAAATCCAACTATAGCTTTTTCATTCCAATCATTATCATCTTTAAATATTTTCATAACTTTTTTTCTTCTACTTTTGTTTTGCAATCAGAGCAAGATATAACATTCATTGGATATCCTGTAATTATTTCAACAGTTATTTCTTTTATATCTTCTCCATTTATTTCTATATTACAATTTTGACAATTAGCCATTATAATACACTATTAGGTCCCATTTCCATTCCGTAAGGACATCCGCATCCTTGTACTTGTCCTCCACTTTTCATAATTGCACCCCCAAATCTTTTTTTAGGTACATCATGTCCCCATCCCATTTCAGATAATCTTAGATGATCTTCAAATTTTAAAGCCATTTTACCATCTGCTTTTTTTCCACCTGGTGGATACATCATATGTGGTTTGAAATCTTTTTTATTTTTTGCTGCCATAACTATTTATTTTTTTTTACGTTTTTTCCAGCTAATTCTTTTTGAACTAGTTTTCTTTTTAGCTGCAGATGTACATTGTGCTTTAGTAGGTCTGCAAGCAGGGTATGGTCTCTTTGACCCACCCTTTGCTGATTTTCTTCCACAAGGTTTACCAGTCTTACAATCTATCCAACCTTTACCTTTGTTTCTACTAAACCATTTATGTAAGCTTTCTTTAGCCATTACTTTTTCTTTTTCTTTTTCTTGGACTTATTACCCCAATTAGCAGCTCCCACTTTTCTGCATCTTACTAATGCACCAGATGCATATGCTGAAGGCCATACACTATATCTTGATCTTACTTTATGATAACAAGCGTCTTTCTTTTTACTTTTTTTCTTTTTCTTTGCCATGATTAATTATTTTAACATTTCCAACGTTTTCTTGCAAGACAAGCTCTTTTCTTAGGAGTCTTTCTACAATCTATTTTAAACTTTTTTATTTGTCCAAGGTTTCTAGCACAAAAAGATCTTTTACGTGGACCTCCTCCTGGTTGTGGAGCTTTAAGTTTAGATCCAGTTTTACGGTTAATCATCTTACGCCCTTTTGCTGTAAGACCGCCTGATTTACTTTTACATCCATTTTTTATGGAGCAACCTTTCATTGCACCTTTCTTTTTGCTTGCCATAATTTATTTTTTTACGTCTTCTGGCATGTTATCCCAAATGTCTTTACAATTTGTGCATAGCTGCACAGTTTTCTCATAATTAGCATTATTACTAAGTGATTCTGCTAAATTTATAAACACACTAGTTGTTTCGGGTCTTGTACTATTGCCATTACATACTATACACGCCATTTTTTACTTTTTCTTTTTTTTATGTTTTTTTCTTATTGCTTCTTTACCTCTCTTAAATATTGCAGCAACCTGTGTCTTCTTCATAACCTTTGCTCTCTGTTCTCCTACAGTTAATATCTGTATCTTTCTAGCATAAGGTTTATTTATTTTCTTAACCTTAGCCACAGTTGCTCTAGCGTCTGCAGGTGTAGCAAACTTTATACGTACAGTATCTTTAGGATTCTCATCCGTATACAGCCTTCTACCACTGCCTTTTGGTTTTTTACCAGTCCCTACTTTAGGATCTTTTTTTTTCTTCCCCATAATTTAACGTTTACCGCCATCATATTCTACGGCATGACCTTCTTTTACGAGACAGTCATTCACGCAAACTTTAGTTATTACATCTTTACCAGCTATCTTGTCTATATGTAGTCTACCAAGAACTCTACCATATTTACCAAGCTCTTGTGATTCTAGCTCAAAATAGTTAGCAGCCCCATCTAGTATTTCAATCAATCTTTCTTTTGCTGCTAAACCTAGTTTCTTTTCTACTTTATTTCTAGTTCTAGACTCTGGTGCATTAATACCAGCGAGTCTAATTCTCTTTTTTATTTTAACATCAAAGCCTAGATCAATCTCTGCATCTATAGTATCACCATCTACGACTCTAATACATTTTGCATTATAACTATACATTTTCAAATTTTTTATTTTTCAACTTCAAAAGTTCAGCACACCGCTCATACTCTTCCAAATCTTCATAATAATAAATAACATCATCCCATACATCCTCATCTGGTTCTTCTGATGGATCATAGATCATTATAGCTTTTATACCAAACTTATCCTTAGCATCCATTAATTTTTCAAACGTTGTTTTTTTTGTCAAGACTTTATACGCATTTTCAAAAGCATTATCTACGAGCATTTGTTCATACTCATATTTTTCATCTTCTGGAAGGTCTGCTAAAAAATCATCATGGTTTTCTTTCATATTTTTTTAATTTAAATTTTATATCCCCCAAACCTTTCTTTAAGAAATGCATATCCCCCTACATTATAATATAATAAATTTTTGAGTGGTATAAAAGTTTTGTGTGTTTTAAGTTTTCATGAGTCCCCCAGTATTCTGCTCCCCAGTTTAATTCCGCATTGTATATCCCCTTATGATATATAATGCATTTTATTTATCTCACTAATTTAATATTATGAGTATTTTACAGAACAAATCTCTAGATGCTGTGAAGAACAGTAGCACATCAAAAGAGGCTTTTGTGGAAACACGAGAGTACACAGGTAACACTTTCTACTACGGACAATCAAAGACTAACCCAAACAGTCTTTCCGTCATAGTCGTTGATAGAGTAATTAGCCCAATGGAATTTAACACAGAAATAATTCCAGGACTTTCTATTGCAACAGGTGGCGGAAACACAGGTGGTATCTTTGCATTGTGGACACCATTAACAAATGTAGATGATGATGGCAAATCATTAGGTACAAATGAAAATGGCAGACCAATAGTAAAGGCATTGTTCAGATATCCAAAGCAGAAGTCAATCTTTCTAAAGCATATGGAAAGAGGTACAGATGTTGGCAAGATGTTTAATGTTGTCATTGATATGAATGACCCATTAATGGATGAAGATAATGTGCCAGGCGGAATGTATTGGGCAAGAAAGAAGTAGGATAGTGAGAGGTAGAAATACCTCTCTTTCTTAACTCTTGTAGTCCACTCTATTTACTTTAGAATGTTGTTACATTACTACCTTATACTCACTCATTTAGTAATATCTTAACTTGTTACACCGCTGTCCCTGTAAAAATGGTTGCATTGCCGTTAATTAGTTAGATATTGCTATGAGTGTAGAACAATTCTGTGTGTTAATCTGTGTATGTTACATCTAAAACACCACATTTTACCACTTCTCACCACATCTATAAGTGGAAACCACAATAAAATATAATATAGCTATAAGTACTTTAATAACTATCGTAAAGCCCAGAGGGTGCTCGTGTCTTAATAACCTTGAAACTGCAGACTAGATTAGGTTGATAGTGTACTTATAGTCTATATGTTCTCTCTCTATAGGATAAGAGACATAGTAACCGCAACTCAAACAATTAATAACTCACTTAAAATTAAATAATATGAAAGTATTTGGATTTAGCCGTAATGGCTTCTTATATATAGATAATGGTAATAACCTTATCTCACAACAAACTACATCTAGTGAATCACAGATGTTAAATGATTACTCTAGTATTCAAGAGTATGATAACTTTAATGCTGCAAGTATTGCATACAATAAACCTAAGCTAGGAAACATTGAGCGTAATTTTGCAGAAGAGATGTTTGCTGGATCTGATTGGTTGGAAAAGGAAGAAAATCAACTATGGTAATAAATAAACTTGA